ATGAAATTTCAAAGATTTAAACGCGGAAGTGTTGTAATGGTGGAATTTTCACCATCTATGGGTAGTGAAATCAAGGGGAAACATTTAGCTATCGTTTTAACGAAAAATGATTCACCTAATAATGGTGTGCTAACGGTAATTCCATTAAGTTCAAAAAATAAGCCTTATTATGTTCCAATCGGTAATTTTTTTCTTAATGAAGCAATCCCTTTCTTAGATAAACAATTAAATGAATTCATAGAGAACATTAAAAATGTTACAGATGAAGAGAAAAAAGCAATGTTAGATAATGCAAATAAGTTTATTTTGGTTGCCAAAATGTATCAAAAAATGGGTGTTGACTCCTATGCAATGGTACAAAATATCTCCACAATCAGCAAATTAAGAGTTCTTAAACCAATAAACAAGTATGATCCCATTTTAAAAATTAGAGTTTCAGATGAAATCATGACAATACTTGATAATAAATTAATAGAATTATTTACAAAGTAAATCTTTTGACTTTAGAGTTATGAGATGTTAATATACTTATGAACAACGGCCTTAGCGCCATTGATTATTACACAACGGCCTTAGCGCCATGTAGAAAGTCACTGATTTATTTCAGTGGCTTTTCTTTATTATCAAAATCTTTGTGTGAATGTCAAATCTATGGCTGCTTAATTAATGCTGAAGAAGAGATTTTGAACGCAATTTCAAATTTTTAGGACCTAATTAAGATATAATACAACATAAAATCATTAAATCCCCTTTATATAAAAGGGGATTTTGCTTAGTTAGTAAATTTTTCGTAGAAAGATAATGCGTTTATAACATTGATTTGTGCTTTAAATATAGGTGTAGAATTCATGAAAATTAATAATGTTTAATAGAATCCATTCCTTTTAAGATGTAATCAAGATATAAACGATATCTTAATTTTTGAAAAGTTTCCCAAAGCTAAGTCCTTCGGTATTTAATCCAAAAAAGGCATAAGAAAAGTATTACTTATGCTTGCATATATGCTAGTAGTATGCTATAATATATATGTAAGGAGGAAAGGTTATGAATAAGAAATTTAAAAAATCCAAAATCGATTGGACGTCTCTAATCATACAATCAATCTTGGACTTAGCAGTTGGGTTAATCTTATTGATTATCGAGAAGCTTACATAGCTTCTCCCCTAACTCATTATAACTTATTCATCGTATATTATGCTAGTAAAATTAGGAATATTTTTTATCGCAATTGGAATTGCAAAATTCATTTATGCAATGTATTTAAAACACAAAGGAGAATAACATGAGACCCCAAGACAAGTACAACAAAGAAAAAATGACAATTATTTCTGCTAGATTCAAAAATGATTTTGCCGAAGAATTTAAACAAGCTTGCAAAGCTTTAGGAGTATCTCAAGCGGATGTTATTAGAGACGCAATGAATCAAACAATTGAGAAAGCCAACGCATTGGATGGACTAGATATGTTTAGTATCGATAAAATGAATCAAGATGAAGCTTATTTTAGCCGATTCATCCAGGAATTAAAAGATTATGATGATTTTGGAAAATTCAAAGGATATTTTGGAAAAGCTTCAGATGTTGAAGATAGAATCTGTGAATTAAATACATGTGAAATCTATACTGAAGTTAATGGATCATACGAATGTACAAGTAATGATAAAGAAATTCATGATGAATTCGGTTCTGATGACAATCACAAAATCAACGGATATATTGCAATCGAAGTTGGATATGGAAAACATGTAAAAATGTATGGCGAATATTTCTGCGAAGATTGGGATGAAGATGATGGAGTTTATCAGAACTGCTCATTCGGAAATTACTACGGAATTGATTTAGATTAATGCATAAAAAAAGAAGGGCCACAATAAAATCGGCCCTTTTTTGCGTTATTTGAATAATTTAAAAATCTTTTCGACGATTTTCAACAACAATTCAATCAATTTGTTGATTCCAGATACATTAATTGTCTCATTTTTGACAGAATCTGAACTATTTTCATCGTTTTTATCGTTTTTTGAGTCATCTTTTCCGGTATTTGAACCATTTTCATCCTTTTTAGGATCGTCTTTTTTAGGCTCGTCACTCTTTGGATCAGACTTGTAGAAGTCAATATCATGATAGATTACATCTTTGTCAAATGGATTCGAAGTGTATTGATGTATAACTGCAATATCTGAATTGTCTGAATTGACATTACCATCATCCTGATTCCATGCTGCAATCCACAAAGGATAGTCTGTATCTACATATTGTCCGATCCATGATCTAGATGTATAAACACCAGTGTAATAACCTTGTGATTTGAAATATTCACAGAATACTTTGCAGACCATCGAACAATGTTCTTTTGTCAGCAATCCGTTTTGTTCCTTCCATCCTGGTTCTCCAGGCTTTGTGCTGGAGTCTTCCATATCCATCCAAACACCAAGTTGGATATTTCTACTTTTAATTAATTTATGTGTATACTTGGCTTGCTCAAGCGCAGTCTCTTCATCACCGCAATAATCGTAACAATATACACCATAAGGAATTTTCAATTCTTCACATTTATTTGCAAAATACTCAAATTTCTTGTCTTCAGTTGTCCACCAATTTGAACGCAAAATCACAAAGTCATACTGCGACAAATCTATGTCCGAACCGTTATGTTCTGATAAGTCGATTCCGTATCCTTTTACATTTTTAATGTAATCTGTTTTAGACGGGTTGGATGACTCTGGTGTAGAAGGTTTCGTTTCTTCCTTTTCTTCTTCTGGTACAGTGAATGTAGCCCACATCTTACTCTTATCTTCGGTTGCGGACACTGCAACAAAGATTTTTCTATCACTATCTTTATAAACTACATAACGATGGCCATTGCCAATATACTTCCAATAATATCTGATTTTATCTCCGCTGTTGTATATTTTGCATACATTGCCAGTTGGCGAGTCGTAACGCGCTCTAATGCCATCTACAGTGAACGTAGCTACACCATCTTCTTGTACAAGTTCAATTGTATCACTTGGATTAGCATCATCTTCTATTGAACTGAAAGTGGCCCACGTGTCTTTTCCTTGAACTTCGCTTCCTGAGATTGCCATGAATTGAGTCTTGTCTTTATTAACCACCCATCTATGGCCATTAGCTACGACTTTGTAGTAGTATTCAAACTGATATCCTTTATTTACTCGTTTCAATACATTTCCTGTTGGACTACCTTCACGAATTGCAACTGAATCAACAGTTAAAGTAGCAATAGCGTGTTCTGCAACTAAATTGGCTGCATTAAACACTGTAATTCCTGAACCACTTGTAGGATTACTATAGCCTTTGTAATGCAACACCCCACATGATCCATTGTAAGTCAATGTTTGAATATTTGCAGGAGACAAGTTAGTTCCTTGATTCATTCCTAGAAACTGTCCTGTTCCGTTACCATTGTCTTTAATCAACATCGCTACATGGCCATAATAGACTCCTTTGTACCAACCATAAACTGAATCCCAAATAAACCAATCTCCAGGATGGCCAATTTGTTCGAAATTAAAATAATCAACATATCCAAGTAAATCTCTTCGATACCAAATTTCGCGTGCTCCTCCAGAGCCTCCAATCGCTCTTCCAGGGTTTGGATACCCAGCTTTCTTTAAAAACTCTTTGAAAAGAGTTACACACTGATTGTAGTATCCGCCTAGTCCAGATGATTTGCCTAACCATTCTTTTTTAAAGTCATCTTTTGTGAAGTAGTTCATAATTAAATCTCTTCCTGATTGATTTTCTTGTCAGCTACTTCTAATCCTTTGATTAGAATTTTTGGAACGTCATATCCCGCTTCAACAAAGTTCTCAATAATTGATCTTGCTTCATTAACGGTCAAGGAAGCTAAGACGAACCATCCTAATAGAGTTGTTAGTGTTAGATCAACTCCGATTGTTTTACCGATTTCGATAAACCAAGCCGAAATTGCAAAAGCGAATACAATCATTAACCAGTATCCTAGCTTTTTCAGAACTCCGGTCCATCCTTTACTGCTATTGGTTTTATGATTGATATTTGACTTCATCCAACCTGTAATCCAGTCGATTACGTTTAATAATAAAAAAATGGCGAACAAGAACCAGTGTTCACCAAAGATAAGTGTTAGTAATGCAATAATTGCACCACATACATTGTTGTAGTAACTTGTAAAAACTTTCATTTGTTTTCTCCTATGTCATATATAAAAAAGGCTAGATATTCTAGCCTTTTTAATAATTTTCACCGGTGATTTTTTTATACTGATCAGCAGTAATAATTCCTTTTTCGCAGAATTTTCTTACCTGTTTATCAGTATATAATTTCAGATCATAAAATCTTTTGATTTTTTCAAACATAGATTAAGCCTCGTTTTCTTCTAGAAGTGTATCTGTCATTAGGGCTGTATACATGACTTGCGCTTCAATCTTATCCTGTGCCGTTGCTTGTTGTTCTGGATCAACAACTTTAGGTTTATCTGCTTCTGCAACCTCAACCACTTTACCTTCTGCAAATTTATAATTATATCTACCGTATTCATCAACTAATTCTTTATCTAGATATTGACTTTGTGCATGTGAATATTTATCACCTTGTCCTTTGTCAATCTCTACCATAGTTGACATTTCTTCTTCTGATAAGAAAATTTCTGAATTAATAGATGTGATGTATCCATCTTGTAAGGATACATATACTTTATATTCGTTGTTCATAGTTCCTCCTAATAAATTTCTGCATCTACATTATATGTGATAGCACTTCTAAATATACAAGCAGTAAATGCGTTATACCCGAAATTTGTAGCAGACTTGTGCGTAATAATTAATTCGTTTAAATACATTGTTGGTGAAATGTTATTACTTAGTTGTAATTTTCTGTCCGTGTTATCTCCACTTAAATTAATTGTTGTGGATGATACATTAGCAGTAATTGTTGGTGATGTTGTACGCATAGCGCCAACATAAAATTTCGTGTATAAATTCCAATATGATACTGCGCCAACAAACCCTTCATATACATTCAACACTCGAAAAAAGCGATTACATTTTGTTAATTCTTCCGCTATATTAGGAGCAATAAATTCCGTTGCGGCTTTTCCTTGTTCTAATTTAACCCATTTAAGAGTTATGCTAGTTCCTTGATTCAAAAAGATTGTAAAGTTTTTTGTGCTCTTACTTGTATGTACAACATTTAATCCTTGTTTCAATACAACTTGTGAATTATCATCTGACACCATTGTTACCGTTCCACTTACTGATGTAACGTAGCATGATAATGTAGAATCACCTTCTGTTGCATTCTCTAAAACTTGGATAAACGTTCCGCTATCTGTGTATTTATCATTTTTGATAGTGATACCTCCGTCAGAACTTGGTGTAACTGTAACATTCCAAATTTTCCAACGGTCAACTGAATATCCTTGTTTTTCGTAGCTTGTAGCACCTCTTTGATTGATTTTAAAATCCGGATTAATCAATAAATTCGGATTACTGAATTTAGTTCCTAAATAATTTGCTAATTGCGACAATAGCCCTTTTTTCAATCCTGCTCCATTGTGTACAGGTAATAAACTTGTATCTGTAAAGCTAGGCAATGCGTCTAATTCTGTTACTTGTTTTCCTTGCATGTTATTCCCCCTTGACTTTATATGCCCAATCCTTACCGACTTCTCCACTTGCTACTTCGTAAGACCAATCGGCTAGGATTGTATTTCCTTTTTCATCCACTAAATCTTGAGCACTTGTTGCGTTCAAATTCGTGGTAAAGTGATTATTCATCACCATTTGATTCAATGCGTTATGTGATGTGGTTACAGACTTTATTTTCGAGACAAGCCACTGAATAGAAGCTTTGTCTTTGAATACAAAAGCCATACGTTAACCCCACATTGTATTTAAATCGTTCGTACTAATCGCAGTTAATTGTGAATTCTTAACGTATGCCGATAAATCAATGTCTGTATTACCAATCTTTTCAAATGTTTTAGTGTCTGCAATCCAAATATACTCATCATAGATATCTTGCGTTCCATGTGAATGTGCGACTAAATAGATAACACCATTCTTTCCTGCAGCAGGTAAACTATTTACCTTTTCGTATTTAATGGATGTAATATTACCGACTGCCGAATTAATCAATGATTGTACTTGTGATTGCGTTTGATATCCTTTACCTGTAACGATTGAATTTACTTGCGTAGATGTTTGGAATCCACTATCGTTTGTAAGTTGTGAAGTCTTTACAGGCACTGCGATATCTACGGCTTTTGAGCTTGGTTCAACTTTTGTACCGTTAACCTTTACAGACTCAATCACGTTAACTTGAGCACCACTTGCGATACCACTTAATTTTTGTTTTTCTGCGCTTGTGTAGTCATTTGTTGATAAGCCTTTACCACTTACGGCATCAACTTTATCACCTAACGCCGATTTAATTTTACTAATTAAAAGTGTTAGTCCACTCTTATCTAAATATTCAATAGCCATTCTTTTTCCTCCTATAGACTATTCCATAATTCATCTAGTTCGGTTGTTGATACAGAAGTTACAGAACCTTCTGCCATAGCTCCAACATCTTCCGGAGTATATACCGGTCTTGTTTCTGCTTTTGCCCATAAAGGCACAGTTGGATCTATCTCTTCAACTTCACCAATGATTTCATTCCCATTTAACTTAGGCTTGTTTCTGAGCTTCTCATAATCCGTTGTTCCTACATACTCTTCATTTAAACCGAGCTGAATATGATCTGATTCGTCTTTAACATCTATTTCTATATTTTTTACTAGAATCATGTAATCACTTCCTTGTTTAATACGCTATATACGTTAACTGTTTTTATTGACGAAGCCATTGCTATGCCGTCATACGTAATCGCCCTTAATTGGATATTGCAATTTCCGCTTTTAAAGCTTAGCGTTTCTTCCTGTGTTAAAAGAATTGAAATAACATTGTTTTCAATTTTTAAATCTGGCATGCTTTTTTTCAATAAATATCCATTTTGCTCAAATACCACATAGATATGTTCCATATCTGCTAAATCAATATTATTGACCGTGATTTGAATTGTTGGCGTTGTTCCTTGTCTCATGATTTCACCTTGTACGTCCATTCCTCGCCTACGTTTCCGGAGTCGACTTCATACGCCCAATCCGCTAAGATTGCATTTTTATCCTCATCAATAAGACCGCTTTCAGAATCTGATAATAATTCAGTTTTAAAATGGTTAGTCAGAATCATTTCCATTATCTTCTGATCAGCTTCACGAATTGAAGCGCCTAATGTTTTCTTCGTATTGCCTTCAAAGTCAATTCTTGCATCAACTATTTCTGCGTTTGCGTTTAATGAGCTTTCTGTTGAAGATATAATTGCATCGATGCGTGAAGTTAATTCATTCGCTTTTTTCAACAATGCCAAATATTGGCCACGCACTGCGTTACCAGCATTGCTATAGGTAATGCCATTGCCACCCACACGAATATCAATCAACTCGTTCAGATTTGTCTGATTGCCATTAGTGATTGTCAATAAATCCAATCTATGCATAATGGTGTCATATTTCTGCTCGATATAAGCATCAACCAATTGTTGCCAACCGTATTCACTTGGATCCACTTCAGTTGTTCCGTTTGGCGCTCTCTTTACGATAAAAGCTAATTCATTTGTCACTAGCTGCTTATTACCACGAATCAAATGTACTGCTAGTTCAATCAATCCGTTTTCCTCAAAAGGTTTTCCTGGAATATAAAAGCCATCTTCGTCAGATGGCAATACTTCCTCATGCAGTTTTCCTTGATTTAAATATCGAATATGAATCTGTGATGTATAGTCATCATATTTACTGCCATCACTTTTCAAGATAACAGGAACATTGACAGACCCTTCACACGTTTCTAATCCTTTAATGGCCACGAGCTGTAAACCACTTCTTAATAATTCCATCAAATCAACTCCTTCCTATACATATTTTGCGTCTATTACAATTCCATTAATCAATGTTAATTGCAATTTTTTGGTAATAATTGTTGGCCCATCAGAACCGTCTGCATAACATTTAGGCCTAAAATAGCCTAATGGTGTAGTTCCAATCGCTAATAAATTAAATGGTCCGCCATTCGCACCACCACTTCTACCCTGGTTTTGGCCGAAGTACTGACCATTGTAGTACATGGCTACGTGGCCTTTGCCACCTCCCATGTTGGATCCCCACACGGCAATATCGCCATTTTGAGGTGAACTCACGACATTACATGAATTTAACATTCCATTTGAGGCTCTTTGCGTCCAAATATCTTTAGCTCCGCCCGATGCAGTACAGTGTGCATACGGATAGCCTAGCCACTTCATGTAGAATGCGTAACCATCCCAACATTGCGCTCCATATGCACCGTCTATATCATGACTTGTGCCATTGTACGTATTCACAAATACTGAAAAAGGTTGAGCCATATTACTCAACCCCTACTACAATTCCGGCTTCAACTGTAATTGATTTTGTTACAGTATAAGTACCAGTGAGCCCTTTTTTACCGTCCAAAGTTATGATGCTAGCACTGTCTGAAATAGATATAGTTGAATTTTTAGTATCCATACGAACATAATTTTTGGTCACAGAAAACCTATTGTCACCGCTTGAAAGTAAAATTGTGCCATCATTGCTAACCGAAACGCTGGCGTCGCCACTGATCAGTGTCACACTATGCGATAGATACTCGCCATCATGTTTAAAAGAACGAAATGCAATCCTTTCAGGCAATACAGTACCATCTGAATCAACACACTTTATATCAGACCAGACGGAACCTTGTGTAACTCCCTCAGCACGTGGCTGCATATTGATTTCCGCACCAACATTAATATCTTGAACAGTGTTCAGTACTCCTTTGAACGTCCCATCATTCATTACAAGCTCACCGGTATCCATATTCAAATAAAAGCTGCCACTCTTATCTGAAAGAATCCCAGTTATAATCGCATTCGCAATTAAACCTTTTGGCCCAAACGCATTACCCCACTTCCAATCCGTATCATCTTCATTTCTCGTGTCAGAAAATTCCAAACCACTTGTTCCATAACATGTTGCTCCATACGTTGGACTGCCTGGATCTAAATCTTCCATCTTCATAGCTCTGTAATCCATTTTCTTCGCAACGTTTCTTTGAGCATAAAGCGAAGCTTGAGTCGCATCAATGATTCCTTTTATCTTTTCCGCAATCAAGCTTGATGTTTTCTTATCAATCACCTTTTGTGCTGCCTGGATAACACTATCCGCATTTTCAAAATACTTCGTTTCATAATCACCTAAAGTCATACTATCGTATTTTTTTAGGATACAATCATAATCACATTCAATTAATCTTGCCTTGGTTTCGATATTCAACTTTCTATGCTTAATATGAACTGTATCACCAAAGCCAATTGAAACAAGATTCTTAATATCTTTGTAAGCATCCAGTCTTGCCAAATCTACAATATCAACCTTATACGTGATATTAGGAACATCACAATTGGTCTCAGTAAAATAATCGGCTGCTCTTTTTCGCAACACTTTATATAAATCTTCCAATGTGTCGCAGACTGTGATTCCATTCGATGCATCATCTTCCTGTGCATCTTCTTTTAGCTTTACGTCATCAAACTGGATGAAACTCCAATATACATCTGGATAATTATTAATATAAGGAGAATCAATACACTCCTCATTTGGCAATACGTATCCATTGTATGCTTGCGGATATATTCTTGTGATTAAATTTTCTGTGTTTACGACTTCCTGGACGCTTTTCAAATTGTATCCGAACTCACACCGAGCACCTTTATCTGATCCAATTCTTTGGTTGATTTTGATTGTGTGATCATCATAGACAATTTCTCCGCCCCATCGATTCATAAATGTATTGTCTGCATTTCCATTAATAGCCTGTAGGCGATTCATTTTATTAAAATAGCACGTAGAAATATCTGTGATATCCGAAATTCCTTTAAAAGACGTTCCACTTAAAATTGTATTTAACGCATCCTGGCCATTCATATTCACACATCGAGTATCCCACAAAGGTGGTGTTGTCTTGACCAT